CACCATGAGCGAGTGATAGAGGACGGCGGAGCTATTGCCGAAATGCACCCGTCTCTCACTGGCAGGTCGTCATACGAGGCTCGTGGCGGCTGGATGTCACAGCGTGGCGCAAAGGTGATTACATACGATAAGCTAGAGGGCGAAGTACACCGCACTACCGTAAGGCCGCGCCTGTGATTGAAAAAATGCCTATCCTCTCTATGCCACTACCTGACGGCGGGCAAGTGGTTTGCAGAGTCGATGCGATAACAGCGGCAACAACTAACATGCGCAACAATGACATGACCGACGTTTACATTGAGGTCGCTTGCCCCGAGGGAATTACTATTGATGTCGATATTGACTCTTTTACAACGTCATGGCTTACGGCGCTTCTCACTACTATTGACGACTGGCGACTCGACCGTGAAATGCACTGACTGCGGTAAGGGTATGCAGCCGCAATTCACTGGCGACAACGGCAAACTACGAGGCTGGTTTTGCGAGTGTGGCAACTGGGAAAAGGCCATACTGCGCGAGCGTCAATTCACCAAAGAGACTTATTATGTCAATCAGCAGAACAAACGCAGACATAGCCTTTAGCAAGGCAGTACGAGCTAGAGATGGCGCTTGTCTTTACTGCGGTACTGACCAGTCATTAGAGTGCGCGCACATTTACGGTCGCAGAAACAAAATTGTCAGATGCTCTATGGATAATGCAGTGACACTTTGTCATTCTCATCACCGATATTTCACTGAAAACCCTTTGGCGTTTGCAGGCTGGCTCGAAATTACGCTAGGCGCAGGCCATCTGGAACTACTGACAGAAAAAATGCGTGGCAGGCTAAAAATGACTCAGGCTGTGCGCAACGAAATAGCCAAGCACTACCGCGAAGAAGTGCGCAAGAAAGAGCGAAACCCTGACTACGTGATTGTTTCGTATAACTGATTGCTCGTATGGTATAATATGCACACAACAAGGGGATGTTGTTATGTGTATACAAAGCCAGCGGCAGTATTTCGGCGAGCGTCACCACATCGTCGTAACTGACAAAATCACAGAGCTACTTAATCGACTAGGTAGAGACAAGGGCATAGGCGAAGAGGAATACCTCAAGCGCCTTTCACGTCATCCGAACGAAGACCAATTTGTTGCAGAAATCGCTCGCCACTACGGGTGATTGAAAACAACTGTGTCAGGCCTGAGTTGATTCACCCTTTGCATTTAACAAAAAAAAGCAAAAAAGTGCTTGCAGCGGGCAAGTAGTGGGAGTAATGTTACTTACATAACCACTGAGGAGAAGGGAAATGGCAACAAGAGCAACTTATCGTTTCAACACTGGTCACACTGCTTACCATCATTGGGACGGCTATCCGCAAGGTGCTGCGCAGTTACTGGCGAATGCGCTTGTCAAAGGTGGCGACCTGACTTTCCAAGCTTTTTTGAATGCTAACGATAAAGCAGAAGAAACAGAAAGCCACGACATACACGGTGACACAGAGTACCGTTACAACATCTTGCGCAACAATGCAGGCGAATGGCGAGTCAAAGTGCTTGAGCGCATCGACTTTTCTGATAAATGGCGCATAGCGTTTTATGGTTTAGCTACTGATTTTTTCAAACAATACGGGGCGCTATGAAATGCGCAAATTTTCAGAGCAAATGACACTGACAGAGGTTGCCGCAGTTATGGGCATATCACGTCAGCGTGTAAAGCAAATCGAAACCGTAGCCTTAGAGAAGCTACGCAAGAATCCAAAAGTGAGGGGTTTGTATGAAGGAATTATCAACGGACGCTTATGCAGTAATTCTAGTGGGCATGATTATATTGGTGTTCATTCTGGGGATAGTAGGGCGCAGTGATTACGACGATGCGGTAGCGCAACAGGACATTTACTGCGAATTTGTAGAGCTATGGGGGCAGACAAATGGTAGGGACGGACATCCTGACTTTAGAGGGATTTACGAAACGGCTTGCACAGATGAACAGCGACGAGATTGAGGACACCATCATCGCAGTCAAAGCCGCACACGCTATGGCTAACCGACACAGGGAGGACATGGCTATATTATTTGACTACAGCATAGTGCCGCTCAAGGACAACGACGAGCCACCACTAGAGATAGTCAGGTACAAATTTCCAGCGTAGAGACGCATTGCCCGCACTTAGCGGGCTTTTTTTACCCCAAATAAATAGGCGTTATTTATTGTCCGCACGCTAATCGCATATATTGGTATAATATGCACGGGGGAACACTATATGTTGCAAACGGTAACTATAGATTGGCGGCCCGTAGTACAGGGCAGTATGCCAAGGAATGAAGGCACTTACCTCGTCGCATTTGACGACGGGGCAGTGGAGACATACCCCATGTCAGACCAAGACATCAAACGCGGAGAAGTAAGAGACGGGCAAACACATGGCCTCTATTGGGCCGAAGGCTTACCGTCACCTTTATAAAATATGAATCTATCTATTGAATATTTCGATACGAAACAGTTAACCCCTTACGCCTTAAACTCGAGGACGCATAGTGAGCGTCAAGTTTCGCAAATAGCTGCGAGCATTGAAGAATTCGGGTTTACCAATCCTGTTTTGGTTGATGAGCGAGGCGGTATTGTTGCAGGTCATGGGAGGGTGCTGGCGGCAAAAGCCCTGGGCTTGAATGAAGTGCCGGCCATTGTCCTCAAGAATCTCACGCCTTCACAAAAAAAAGCTTATGTAATCGCTGATAACAAGCTCGCATTGAATGCCGGTTGGAATGACGCAAACCTAAAACTCGAAATCGAATCACTCGAGCTTGATGGGTTCAACGTCGATTTACTTGGGTTTGACGTAATTCCTGAGTTTGAGAAAGAAATTGATTATTCCATACTCGATGAAACACTCGATTCGCAAGTTGAAAAAATCGCCACGGATGTGAAGCGTGCGATACAGATTGAATTTGACGAAGCGGATTACGAAAGCGCGACACGGCTGATTAAAAAGTTACGCCAAGAGGGGCAGTATATCGGCGCTATTGTGCTCGATGCCTTAGCGGCTTTTGAACAATGATTCCAATATACATTCCTAGCTTCAACAGGGCCGAAAGCATAAAAACGCACTATTGGCTCGAAGCAAGCAATATCGATTATAAAATACTGTTACACAGTAACGAATGCGCCGATGCTTATATCAAGGCAGGGCGAGTCGATAAAACTAAAATTATTGTGACGGGCGCTCCTTTCGGCGTCACTAATCATAGGAATTGGGTCGTTGATAATTTAGCTAAACGCGGAGAATGGTATGTTTCTTTAGATGACAATATTCAATCTATGAAGCGTGTCGTTGACGAGCATTACGACAAAAAAAAACTCGAAGTGGATGACCCTGAAATAAACCAAGCAACCTTCGCCCAACAAATAGAAGCATCTGAATACATCTCATTGCTGCAAAAAGACATCGCAGTAGCTGATGCAATACGCGCAGAATATATTGGCTATGCTACTGTCGATAATTATTATTTTAATAGCAAAAAATACAAGGCTGTCGGTTACGTCATAAGCAAAGCGTGTGCCATAAAGTTTGCTGGACTTCGATATGACACCGCATTAGAAGCTATGGAAGATTTTGGCTACTGCGCATCACAGCTTGTAAAAAATAATTGCGTGCTCATCAACTCATGGATTAAACCAATCGCGGGGCACTATGAAATAGGCGGCATTGGTACCTATGAGCGAAGACTTCCTCGCAAAATCATTGATTGCAAATACTTGATGTCGAAATACCCTGAGTTGTTCCGACACAAAGTAAAAAAAGGCTGCCACCCAGAGGCAGAGTTGCAGTTCAGGTTCAACAACCCAAAACAAATTATCGAATGGAAGCGCAAGCACAACATTACGAATGATTGAGCTACAGTTACAACAAGTTTCACATGAGCGGCGTAACGGTTCGCAATGCGAATACATAAAGCCAAATGTAACTGAATCATGCCTATTGAAAGATGGCTCAGAAATCGTCGGCGTGTATTTATCTGACGTGAAACGCCATGATGAAAAACTTGTCAAAATTATGAGCGTAGCAAATGCTGAGTTTCGCTCAGAAAGAGTGCCCAAAACACTCATGGAGCGCGCAGATGTCTTACAAGCAATTAAAGCAGGAATGAGCAGGGCTGAAGCGCAAAGAATTGGAACGGCGCAATACAGCACTATTCTCGGTAGCGTCCCACCGAATCCTGTCATGAGGCGCAATTATAGAAACCGCAGTAGCGTCCATTTGAAGAAAAATGCGAAAACATTTGTCAAAGCTATGCTCATGGCGACAGAGCGCCTAGACGCGCTGATGGCTGAATATTTACCAAGTTTGCATGATGAGCACGTAAAAGCGATTGCAGAAATAGATGAGCAATGGCGTTTCGGTAGATTATTCACCAGCAGCATCAGCAATTTTAATATCGCTGCGCCATTTCACCGCGATAGGGCAAACGTCAGGCAAACCCTCAATGCAATCTACACTATGCGGGAAAACTCAGTCGGCGGCTGTCTGTATGTTCCCGACTATGATGCTTGTTTTGAGATGCCTTCGCACAGCCTTTTGTTTTATCCAGCTTGGCGCAACACACACGCAGTCACACCAATACAAACCACACACGATAGCGGTTATCGCAATTCGTTGGTTTGGTACGCACTACAGGCTTTTGTAGGGGATGAGCATGACAACGAAAAAAGGCGGCAGGCCTAAAACTGAATTAGAGGACGGCCAAATTCGTGAAATCGAAACGCTGGCGGCTGTTTTAAACCAAGACCAAATTGCAGATTATTTAGCAATCCCCGCGCGCACTTTGCGAGCCATCATCAGTCGGGATGAAAATGTTTCTGCCGCCTATAAAAGAGGCAGAGCCAAAGCGATTGGCCGGGTCAGTCAAAGCCTGTTGAGGAGCGCCACTGAAGGTAATACGACAGCCCAAATTTTTTACTTGAAAACACAAGCTGGCTGGAAGGAAACTGCGCCAGAGCCGCAGGATTTGCCGCCTGTTGTAATCAATTTGACTACTGATAATGAATCTAACAAAGCCGCAAAGTGAAATTTTTCGTGACGCGAGTCGATTTCGCGTTGTGGTTGCTGGCAGGCGTTTTGGGAAAACATTCCTCAGCACAGCAGAGCTGCTTAATAATGCGCTGATGGGGCATAGGCGTAATGTTTGGTATGTCGCGCCTACTTACAAAGCTGCTAAAGAAATCGCCTGGGATATGCTTATCAAGCAAATTCCTAAAGAGTATATCCAGCGAACCAACGAATCAGCTCTGAGTATTACACTGATAAATGAATCAATGATTGCGCTCAAAGGCGCAGAAAAGCCTGATAACTTACGTGGCCGCTCACTCGACTTTGTTGTCCTCGATGAGTTTGCTGACATGCGTAAGGAGGCGTGGTTTGAGGTCATTAGGCCCTCATTGAGCGATAGAGTTGGCTCTGCGGTTTTTATAGGCACGCCGAAAGGACGCAATCACTTTTATGACTTGTATGGGAAAGGATTAGATGGAGATGAAGGGTGGAGTTCGCATCAATACACAACGATTGAAGGCGGCAATGTGCCACCGTCAGAAATTGAGTCAGCTAAAGCCGACTTGGACGAACGAACTTTCCAGCAAGAATACCAAGCCGAATTCGTCAACTACAGCGGCATTATCTACTACGGATTCAAGCGGGAGCAATCAGTAAAACGGCACGACGGCGAACGCTCAATGATACACGTAGGCATGGACTTCAACCTCGACCCAATGAGTGCCGTGCTGATGACACGCAAGGGTGACACGCTCCATGTATTCGATGAAATCGTCATGTTTGGTAGCAACACTGATGAGATGGTTGCAGAGCTTCGCGAACGCTACGGAAATGGTACAATAGTGATATATCCTGACCCTGCTTCTCGTCAACGTAAGACAAGCGCAGGTGGAAGGACAGACTTGTCCATATTGCAAAACGCGGGTTTCGAGGTACGCGTCCGAAACTCACATGCGGCAGTAAGGGACAGGATAAACGCGGTAAATAGTCGGCTACTGTCTAACGATGGCGTCCGACGTTTATACGTTGACCCTAAGTGCAAAAAGGTGATTGAGTCATTGGAACGCCACACCTACAAAGAGGGTACAAGCCAGCCTGAGAAAGACGGCTTTGACCACATGAACGATGCACTTGGCTATGCGGTGGAGTATCTATTCCCAATTAGAAAGGCGAACGCGCCGCAATCCCCGCAGAGGTGGACGTAAATGTATTACGAAGATATCGAGTACCAGCATCCCGATTATGAAAACAACGTAGACCGATGGGAGTTCTATCTGCGTAGTTACATGGGCGGGCAAGACTATCGCGATGGCTCGTATCTGACCAGCTACCTCAACGAAGACAAGAACGCCTATAACCGACGCCTGGCACTGACACCACTAGACAACCATTGCCGTAACGTCGTTCACGTCTACAGCTCGTTTCTTTGGCGTGTACCGCCTACGCGTAACTATCAGCAGATGGAAGGCAGTGCCGACCTTAATGCGTTTCTAAAGGACGCTAACCTCGACGGGCAGAGCTTTAACAGCTTCATGCGTGAGGCACAGATATGGTCGAGCGTGTACGGCCACGTTTGGATTATGCTCGATAAGCCACAGTCAACAGCAGGCACACGGGCAGAAGAACTAGCGCAAGAGATACGCCCCTATGTCACTTTGATTACGCCCGAGAACGTCTACGACTGGAAGTACGAGCGAATGCCTAGCGGTCGCCACGAGCTGACCTACATGAAAGTGCGCGAGTCTGTTAACCGCATTGACGGCACAACGACCGAAACGTATTTCCGTATCTGGACTCGAGAAACGATACAGCTTGTTCGCTACCACGGTGACGAGGCACAGGTGGTCGAGACTATCGACAACCCTATCGGCAAGATTCCCGCAGTGCATTTACCGTCTAACCGCTCAGTGGTACGTGGCATCGGCATCAGTGACATTAGCGACGTGGCCTATATGCAACAGGCTATCTATCAGGAGCTGTCTGAGATTGAGCAGCTTATCCGCATCTCTAACCATCCTACACTGGTTAAAACCTACGACACCGACGCTAGTGCAGGTGCTGGCGCTGTAATCAATATCAGTGACGACATGGACGGCGCACTTAAGCCGTATCAGATGCAACCAAGCGGCGCTAACCTTGATGCTATTCGTGCCTCTATTACTGACAAGATTGACGCTATCAACCGCATGTCGCACATGGGCGCAGTACGCGGTACTGAGGCAATCACACAGTCAGGCGTGGCAATGCAAACAGAGTTTCAGATGCTTAACGCCAAGCTCTCTGAGAAGGCTGACATCTTAGAGCTAGCCGAGGAACAGTTGTGGCAGTTGTGGTGTACGTGGCAGGGGCATGACTTGCATGAAGTAGAGATAAGCTACCCTGACAGCTTTGACATTCGCGACTACGAATCCGAGTTGCGCTACCTGCAACAAGCTAAGGCGTCAGGCGTTCGCTCTTCTACATTCGCACAGGCTGTCGATAAGCAGATTGCAGACTTGTTGCTCGATGATGAAATGCTTGCACAGGCACACACTGAGATTGAGCAAGGACAGCAGGCACTTGGTGACTTCACGGCAGTAGCGCCAGCAGATGAACAGTGATGAGCTGATAGCAGGTCTGGGGGGCATCTCTGACCCGCACGAGCGTAGGCTGTCTCGTGCTATTGCTAACCTAGAGTTGAGGCTAACTGACTTACTTGCAGGCTTACCCTTACGTGATGGCGTACTGTTTGACCTAGACGCAGCCATTGCCTTACGCGCACAGCTAGACGGCATTGTTCGCACTGAGTTCTTAGAAGAAATAGACGCCATCATTAGGGAGTACCCTGACGCGGTAGAGCTGACACAACAGTTCATGTCGCAGTTTGCAGACTTTCGTGTACCGCAGAGCGTTATCGGGCAACTGCAAAACTTTAGCTTTACAGGCCATGAGCAGCTAGCTAATGACTTTGTTGAGGCGCTTTATCAGCAGGTGTACAACAACACACTTACAGGCACGCCATTCAGCGCCAGCCTTAACGAGCTGAACAGCCTGCTAGACTCAACACTTGCCCGCCACTCTAAGACAATCTTGCACGATGCACTATTTGAGTTCAGTGCGTCAGTAGCGTCGGCCAGTGCAGCAGAGGCAGGCATTGAACGCTTTGTGTATGCGGGTGATATTATTGATTCAACGCGCGACTTCTGTGAGAGGCACGTTGACAAGGAATACAGCATCGACGAAATACGAGAAATTTGGGCGGAGAGCTGGGCAGGTAAGAAGCCAGGCGACCCGTTTAGAGTTAGAGGCGGTTACAACTGTCGGCACTATTGGGTGCCTGTCGTAGACTAGGAGGAACGTATGCCGTACCACAAGAAAGACAAGCGTAAGAAAAAGCGTAAGTCACGCTAATTTGATACAATTAACCCTACTCGAAAGAGGATTCGTAACATGAGCGATGAAATCATGGCTGACGCGGTAACTGAAGCCGCAGTGGAAACACCCGAAGTTCAGGAAACTAAGACGTTTACGCAAGAGGAACTCGACCGAATAGTGGCCGACCGTGTTGCCCGTACCAAACGGCAATATGATAAGCGACTAGATGGTATCGACCTTGACGAAGCCCGACAGCTTTTACAACGTCAGCAAGAAGCTGAAATTGAGAAGCAGAAGGAACGCGGAGAGTTTGAGTCGATTCTAAAGCAGACCGTCGAAAAGAAAGACCAAGAGATTAGGACGTACAAGCAACGTCTCGAAAGCCAATTAGTCGATGGTGCTTTGCTATCGGCGGCGAGTAGGAACAACGCAGTATCGGCAGAGCAGGTTGTGCAGTTAGTACGTGGTGCGGTTCGGCTGTCTGAAGACGGCACAGCAGAGGTTGTAGACTCGAACGG